GGCAATTTTACACATGGCAATTTTACACATGGCAATTTTACACATGGCAATATTTTCCAACTGTATTTTTAAACTCCGTTATCTGTGGATAACTCTTTCTCAAGATTAGTTTTTAGATACTCAAAGTAATCATCTGAAATAGGCATATCTGAAAAAAATCTATATACCGTTACGCCTTTACCTCTGCCTAACCCTAAGCGATATACTCTGAGATAGCCTGCTTTCTCTAAAAGCTTAAAGTGCTCATCTACGGTGCGCCTGCTTATTCCTAGACGTCGTGCAATCTCGTCAGGATACACAACCCAATCAGACTTATTCATCAAGATTACTGTAAGGATACCTATCGTTGTTGCCTTTAAACGTTTGTCTTGAGCATAAGCATTATTCAAAGATGTGTAATTCCCATGAGTATTCCTGATTATATACTGCATACCTCATATTTAATCCCCTTTCTATAACTCTCGCTCGTTCATTCACATCTCTCCTAGATTATGATTTAATTCGTATTTTTTGCCTAAAAAAATAAAATCCTTTTCAACATTGTATAGTCGAGCAAGTTTATCTAAAAGATCCATTGGAATTTTTGAACTATCATGCTCATACTTCAACAGTGTTTGTTGATGAATGTTAAGTTTATCGGCAACTTCTTTTGCAGATAAGTTATAATTTGTTCTTATTGCTCTCAATGTCATTTTCGGCACGTTCCTACCTCCTTATTTTTCTATTTGTTCCTCGCAATTCTGCTATAATAAAGCTAGAAAGGAGGTGATGTTATGACTGATTATCAATTAGAAGCTTCTCTAATTGTCCTTGGCAAAGAATTTGATAGAACCAAGAAAAACGGAAAAGAAAGTTTTAGTGTTCATGTTTCTTTTTTTGATGGACTAGATACTAATTTCCATCTTCAAGAGTTTGCAAGACAATATCCCGTAAGGATTGTCCGTTCGAAGCCTTTCCAAATAACTTTTCTAATAAAGTAATATCATTTAGAGGGAAGGGATTGGTTTCAACTCTATCGTTAAACGTTAAAACAACTTCACAACTCTCTAGAAAACGATTCGTAAATTCCACTCGCTCTACTCCGTCCAAAAACATTCCATCGACGAATACAGCAGGGTGGGTTTTTCTTGCCGTCAGCAGCACATCGTGCTCTGATGTATTTATCGCAATCGTTTTTGTCATACCTTCGTCTCACTCTCTAGCGCCCTGAGTTCTATCTCATGGCTGACTTGTTTCAATAGCTTCTCACACGCTATTTTAGCTTCTCTGTACGTTGTGTTTTCGCTGATGAAGTAATCAGCAAGTTCTATGATTTTATCTTCCATGACCGTCTCCAAAAATCGGTCTTAAGACCGATGTAACCCCTTCAAAAACAGTATATATTTATATTATCCTTAACAAGAAAGGAGCTGATGCAAATTGGCAAAATTTTTGAAGGGGACTGTGGTTCAGTGATTCAGTTTGGCTAGGTAACCAACGCGTTTTTACTGCGAGTGTGACTGCACGGAGCCTGTCGCTGACTATAAGAGGGACTGCAGCTCTGCTTATAGCGGGACTGACAGATAACTACCGAGCGACACTCAAAGACTAGCCAAACCACGTTGATTGCAGTGCTGGACGCATGACCAGCGAAGTTTCAACCAGTTGCTTTACACCGACTGTGAAACCTTATCAAAGTGTGCAAGTCTTGACCTAGTGTAAAGTAGGTTAAGACTTTTTTTATTGCTCAGGAACTTGTGAATCGTTCAAAGAAATCTTAGAATCTAGTTCGTCCACTTTCTCAGCAATATATGTCACGGTCCTCAATATCTCATTGAGGGCTGTTCTTTCTAGTTCGTTCATCTTCCCACCTCCTTGTCTTTTTTATTTTGCTCTTGGAGCAACAACCTGCCAAGGATTCGAACCTTGGTGATACCAATCAGGCTACATTTAATTTATCAAGCATTCCTGCAAATGCTGCATCAAAACGAATGTCATCGATTTCCTCTTGAGTGAAACCAGAATCGAGAAGGTAACGCTCTTGGCGTTCAATCTCCTCTGCTAACTCTGTCCATCCAAAAGCGAATTGACGGCAGTTAGTACAGAATGCTTCAAGCTGGCTGTAAAGGAAGTTTTCCTCGTAAGTGCCTTGGATTAAAGTTTCCTTAGCTACTGCTTTAAAGATGTTGATTGCTTTCTCGTTTAATGTGTTCATGGTGTTTCCCTCCGGTTTGTTTTTGTTATTTCCTTAAGCTTGATTATATTATACTACGATTTAAATCGTATGTCAATGATTTTTCGAATTTTTTCGTAATTTTTTCGAATTTTTTATTTACAAAATCGAAAATAAACGGTATTATATAGTAAAGAAGATAGGAGGTAAAAATATGGCAAGAGGACGAGGGAAATTAACTCCTCAAGATAAAGAGGATATGAAAGTCTTTTCTGCAAATCTTAACTCAATTTTATCTGATAGAAATTGTAAACAAGCTGAGCTGTCTCGAGCAACAGGAATACCGCCTAGTACATTGACAGGGTATGTAAAAGGAACTTCTTTGCCAATCCCTGGTAATGTTCAAAAAATTGCAGATTTTTTTGGAGTTCCTAAATCTGTATTAGATCCTAGATTTATAACTAATAATTTCATGGTCAATGACTCTTCTTCTAATACTCCCCAAATTCAAACCATCTACGACGAACTAGAACCACCTAGACAGGGCAAAGTCCTGAATTATGCAAAGAGGCAACTGAAAGAGCAAAAAAACGAAGAAGAAACGAAGATAAACGAAGTATCAGAAGCTATTCGGCTCTACAGTTACGACTACTACGACCACCCAGCTTCCGCAGGTACAGGCCAGTATTTGAATGATGTACGAGTGGAACGGATTGAGTTACCAGTAGATGTTGATGCTGACTTTGTCATCCCCATCAAAGGTGACTCCATGGAGCCTGACTACCACGATGGTGACCTGGTATTCATTCAGACAAGTGTAGATTTGAATGACGGAGTTATCGGAGTATTCAACTACAACGGCGATGCTTATATCAAGCAGCTTGTTATTGATGAAGACCAGGCTTACCTACATAGCCTAAACCCTGAATATAAAGATATGCCAATTACACCAGACACCGACTTCCGAATTATCGGCGAAGTCGTGGATTTGTATAGGGAGAAATAACATGAGTAACGAAAGTAGACCGATGGAAGTGATTAAACACAACCTAGATTGCAAATGCCACAGACGAAGAGAGTGGATTAGAGTAAATGATAAATGGCATGCTATCGAGTTTTCGGTAGACGATCCAAACGAACCTCCTATGACAGAGGAAGAGAAAGCCAACGTGGCCTTAATTCTTCAACAACACTTATCGAAAGAATAAAACCAACTGTTTCCAAAATGGAAATAATTGCAAACAAAAAAAGCCTCACGCTCTCAAAGTTTGGCGACTCCGAGCGTGAGGCTAGTGGCAAGAAAAACTTTTCAAAAGATATTACCTTTTGAGACGTTTTCTTGTACCTATTTTATCAAAAAAGGGGTACAAATTCAATGAAAACAACGAATAAAGTCGCAATCTACGTCAGGGTGTCCACTACTTCGCAGGTGGAAGAGGGTTACTCTATCGATGAGCAGAAAGACAAGCTTGAAGCCTACTGTAAAATCAAAGACTGGAAAATCTACGATGTCTACGTTGATGGTGGTTTCTCAGGTGCTAACACTCAAAGACCTGAATTGGAGCGTTTAATCTCAGACGTGAAGCGCAAGAAAGTCGATATAGTGCTAGTCTACAAGCTAGACCGCCTCAGTCGTAGCCAGAAAGATACTCTGTTTCTGATTGAAGATGTGTTTGCTAAAAACGATGTGGCATTTATCAGCTTGCAAGAAAACTTTGACACTTCTACGCCTTTCGGCAAGGCTTCAATCGGTATGCTATCAGTATTCGCTCAGCTGGAGCGTGAGCAGATTAAAGAGCGTATGATGTTAGGAAAAGAAGGACGGGCAAAGAATGGAAAATCCATGTCATGGACGACAATAGCATTCGGCTATGATTACTCAAAAGAAACTGGCGTCTTATCAGTGAATCCGACCCAAGCGCTCATTGTCAACCGTATTTTCACGGAATACTTGAACGGTAAGCCAGTAGTCAAGATCATCAGAGACTTAAATGCTGAAGGTCACGTTGGAAGAAAAAGACCTTGGGGCGAAACAATCACGAAATACTTGCTGAAAAATGAAACCTATTTGGGAAAAGTAAAGTACAAAGATAAGGTATACGAGGGGCAGCATGAACCAATTATCACTCAAGAATTGTTTGACTTAGTCCAGCTTGAAGTCGAAAGAAGGCAGATTTCAGCCTATGAAAAATATAACAATCCAAGGCCGTTCAGGGCAAAGTATATGCTTTCTGGATTAATGAAATGCGGATATTGTGGTGCTTCACTTGGTCTGAGATATACAAGAAAAGACAAGAATGGAATCTCTCATCATAAATACCAATGCAGGAACCGACACAGCAAAGATTTAGAAAAAAGATGCGAATCAGGGTGGTACTCTAAAGAGGAACTTGAAAGGGGTGTAATCAAGGAACTTGAAAGAATTAAATTTGATCCAAAATATAAAAATGAGACACTCGCTAAGAAAGAAGAGACTATCAAGGTCGAGGAGATAAAGAAACAACTCGAACGGATAAATAATCAAGTCTCAAAATTAACAGAATTGTACTTGGACGAAATCATCACTCGGAAAGAGTTGGACGAGAAAAATGATAAAATCAAAACAGAAAGGCAATTCCTGGAAGAACAGCTCGAAAATCAAAAATCGAATGTTCTGAGCATCCGAAAGAGAAAGCTAACACGGCTACTAAAGGACTTCGATGTTGAAAAATTAAGCTACGAAGATGCTTCAAAAATTGTCAAAAATATCATAAAAGAAATTATTGTTACAAAAGACGGCATGTCGATAACGCTAGATTTTTAAAGGGTCTAGCGTATTTCTGTATTTTAGTCAAAGTAATTATGATAA